CGAAGTTGACCCGACACAAACCCCGTTATTGACTGAAGCGAATCAAGCGTTATATCACGGTTTAACCCCGATTACCGTTGTAAATCATCGTGTCCGCATTATGCGTGCAATCACGACTTACACCAAATCGGCAACCAATACGGATGACCCGAGCTACTTGGATTTAACCACCGTCCGCACGCTGGACTATACGCGCAAAGCGATTGAACAGCGTATTGAATTACGTTTCCCTCGCGCCAAATTGTCTGCACGCACACCGGACAAAGTGCGGTCAGAAATCCTAGATGTTTTATTGCGTCTGGAAAATGAGGAAATCTTGGAAAACGTGGCGCAGCATAAAGCGAAATTGTTGGTACAACGCAACGGTGTTGACCCGAACCGCTTGGATTGTGTAATCCCTACCGATGTGGTGAACGGATTACATATTGTCGCTAACCGTGTTGATTTGATTTTATAGGAGGCATAAATGGCCCAAGAATTTGCCAGTTTAGGCATTGTCGAAGTGGACGGTCAAGAGATTGACTTAACCAAGTTAGATGTGCGTGTTACCACCGGTCGCAAGCCGGTGAAAACCATCAACCGCAAAGGACGTGTGAAAGGCTTTGCCAAAGGCATTGCCGAATATGCGTTGTCACTCACTGTTGTGGTGCCGTTAAATGCGGCAGAGCCTGATTGGGATAACGTGACAGATGCTAAAATTACCGTGGAAGAAGAAAACGGTAAACGAATCTCATACACCGGCTGTTTTACCACCGAAACAGGCACAAGCTATACCGTAGATAGCGAAGAAGTGCGCGATTTGCAAATGGTCGCGTTAGACAAGGTTGAAGAATAATGAAAATCCGTTTGAAACTTGGCGTGCTGTATAACGGCACGCTACATCATGACGTGTTAGTCAAAATTTTGACCGTGGGTGGCGAATGCCAAGCGTTGGAAGTTATCAGTGACCTTGGGTTAAGCGAAAAAGAAACGTTAAACACATCGGAACAAATGCTGGTTGACTTAGCGTATCTGGCACAGCAAGTAGAGTTTGATGGTATTCCGCGTGAGGCGGTGACTCCAGCATTCTTGCTGGATAACCTTGCCACTGATGATTATGTGTTGATTAACTATGCAATTAATCAATTGCGAAAAAAGCGCACGGGCGTTTCGGAAAACCAAGAGACAGCAAGCGAAACGTAAAACGGCGCAATGTCAGCGAGGTTTGGCAGGCGTATGAAAACTACCGCTCGGCAACGATTTTACTGGGTAAGTTTGGATTTACTGCGCAAGCCGTCTGGGAGATGTGTCATGCCGAGATTAGCGCATGGATTAACAGCTATTTAGCGAGTCAAGGCGCGAAAACCCAACATAATACCGACGAATCTACGACGTCCTATACATTTAAGCGTCGTAAAAATAAGGGGGCGTAATGCCCCTTTTTTATTGCTTTAAATAACGTTTAAACAAGGTTTAAAAATGGCAAATATGGATGTCTCGTTAACACTCAAAGCGAAAGACTACGCTAGTAGCGTGGTGAAAAGCGTGGAAAACAGTGTTAGCAAATCAACTAAAAATATCGAAAATCAAGCCCAACGTAGCGCTACCACGCAACAAAGAGCGATGCGTCAAACGGCACAAGTGACGGAACAAAGCTACCGCCAAATCCAACAAGCGGCACGCAACCGCGAAATGCTGGGTGTGCGTAGTGAGCGCAGTATCCAGAACGAAATCAACCGCACTCGCGCGGCATACGACCAATTAAAACGCAGTGGTATTGCTTCCGGGCGCGAATTAGACCGCGTCGCTGTGGCGACTAAACGCCGCATTGCGGAGTTAAATGCGGAAATGGGCAAAGTCTCCATGGGGCAACGTTTGGGCAATATTGGACGTGGCGTTGCTGGTTTGGTTGCAGGCGGAACGGCGGCGGGCATGGTGTTGGCGCAACCCATAAAAAAACAAATGGATTATGACCGCTCTCTCGCGATGACGGCTAACACCGCATTTGCCGAGCGAGATGTAGCGGGGCGCATTGCAGGTAAAGCAGAGCTAAACAAAGCAGTGAAAAGTGCGGTAGAAATTGGTGGCGGCACCAAGGAAGACGCCTTGGGTGCATTGGATACTATGCTTGCTAGTGGCGCAGTAAAAGCCGATACCGCTATGAAATTGTTACCAACGCTACAAAAAGGCTCCACAGCCACTGGTGCAAGCACCGATGACTTGGCAAAAATCGCCATTTCGGCCATGCAACAGTTTGACATCAGCGAAGATAAAATTGGCGAAGTGTTAGACAAAGCCGTGGCCGCAGGTCAGGCAGGTAACTTTGAATTAGCGGATATGGCGCGTTGGTTGCCGAAACAAATGGCGGCGGGGAAATCTGCCGGCTTAAGTGGTATGTCTGGCTTTGAAGCGTTATTGGTAGGAAATCAACAAGCACGTGTAACCGCTGGGACATCGGACGAAGCGGGAAATAATTTTGCTAACTTGCTTGCTAAATTAACCTCCAAAGAAACCAATGAACGTTTTAAAAATTTAAAGATTAAGGGTAAAGACGGCCAAGAACATGGTGTGGACTTTATTGCCTCCATGGAAGCTCAAAAGAAAAAAGGTAAAAACTCCATCGAAGCCTTTATGAGCATTATGGATCAGGTGATTGGTCAGGATGGTAAATACCAAGAGCTACAGAAAAAACTCAAAGGCGCAAAAAAAGAAGACCAAGCAAAATTGCTAGGTGAAATGGCGAACTTGGTAGAAGGCACCGCTATTGGGCAAGTTATTTCTGACCGTGAGGCATTAATGGCGTTATTGGGTATCCGTAACAACGTGAGCCTCGGAAAAGAAGTAAAAGAAAGCCTGGATAAAAGCGAAGGTGCAGTGGATACCTCTCATGCCGTGATTAAAGATACCAACAGCTACAAAGTGGAAGACGCGAAAAATAGCGTGGATTTTGCCCAAATGGAAGGGATGAAAGGCTTTAATGACGCTTTGGGTGATGTAAGCGTAAAAATTGCCGAATATGCAAAATCTTATCCCGATTTAACTGGCAAGATTGTGACCGCCGGCACGGTGGTTGCGGCGTTAAGTGCTGCAGCTATTACTGCGGCGGGGTCTTTGCGATTATTGGGCGGGAAAGGCGGTTTAGGGCTTGGTGTGGGTGATGCGTTAAGCAAGGGGGCGGGAGTGACCGGTTCGGCAGGTGGCACTGCAGCTGCGGCGAGTACGGCAAAAATGGGGCGTCTTGCTAAGTTTGGGCGAGGCGGTTTGCCGTTGCTGGTGTTCGGTGCAATGTTGGAAGGCTCGGAAAATTATGCACCTTACATGGCACAGCAAGAAGAACAACGGGAAGCTTTTGACTCACAACACAAAGATGCAAAACAACAATTCTATGCGTCGGCTTATCCGAATAAATCAGCGTTTCAATATGCGCCGCCCATGCCGAAACCTGAAAAATCGGTGTGGTCTTTAGCAAGTG